TACAAAAGTTAAACAAGATGTAACCGACATCGTAAAAACAGGTATGCCTAAAAGTATAAATGTTTTAAGAGTTCTTTCGAGTAAAAATAAAAAAGAGGTTAGAAACGTTATGAAGTTTCTAGGTATCGAAGGTAGTATAGAGGACTTATTAAAAGAGGAGGATGGTCTCCAACAACTGTTACGAATACAAAGTCTAGTTGATAGCTACGATGATATATTCTACGGAGATCTAGACTTAGACTAAAACAAAAGGGGGCTAAACGCCCCCTCTTTTTTATGTATCATCTTCTAACATATAGTCTGCCCAATCAAAAGATGCTTTCTTAATTTCTTGCATTCTCCAAGTCTGTCTACCTGATGAGATAAAACCACCCATAGCTTGACCTGCTAAGTATAATCGAGGTGTTAGTTCTTTTACCTTAGCAGGTTTACGTTTTTGTTGAGCAAACTTTTTAGCTTCTTCTTCGAGACTCTTTGTCAAGTACTTGCTCCTTGTTTTTGAAGTAGGCTTTGTTAAAGCCAAACTCCCAGTCCCTATGATCTTTTGTATTTTGAGGATAGGGATTAGTTAGGTTTCCTACTAAGAAACCTCTGTAGCCTTGATTAAACGGCTTGGCTACTTTCGCTTTTGTAGTTGTACTAGTGCGCTTAGATACCATTGTGCTTTCTCCAAATCTTGTACACCATTTTTATATCGCCATCTGTGGAGATACTTTGCAATATTACCTCTGTAATAACCTGTTAACTCTTCATCCGTCAAGAAGTCTTCTATATATTTAATACATTCTATTGTGCCTTGACCGTAGTGTTGAGGCTTTTTTACTGGGTCATAGTCATTACCCATAGTCAGTGTCGTAGGGCTATCATCAGTTATAGTTATAGTATCTTTAGATAGCTCTGCTATTGCATCATCTACATTTATCATAAGTTTATTAACTCCGCTTCTTGATATGGAATGTGAAAGAATGTTTCACCCTTTGGGATTCTCCTACCAACAGCAACCTTGAGTGTATCATCTGTCATAAGAGTATCCTTTATACGCCATGCTTTGTCCATAAATTTATTTAAGACGTAAAAGTTTAACACTCCGTTTTGATCTTTATATTTTTCTACGAGTCTCCTTTTTCTTCCTGGGATTCTAATCTCAGCCCAATTCTCAGGCCATTCATCTTTCCAAGATGACTTAACTTCTACTTCATTAAAATAGGTAAACCCATCTTTTGTAGAAACTATATCAGCATCAAAAGTTTCTTTGTCCTTAACAATAGTGTGTCCTTTTGATATCAGATAATCTGACAGAGTTTTCTTTGATGGCTCATCTACCAGATCATAAATATCTTTTCTAAAAGGTCTAACGTGAACTTGCATATTATGCTCCTATGTCTACTATTTCACAAACGTCACCAGTACAAGCAAGAGTTTGGCTGCTTGCAGTAGTATCTTCTTTTTCATACTCTGAAAGCTTTGCCCAGTCAATACTTTTTGGCATTATTTTTGATAATTTTTTATAATCGTCTTTTGTGCAACTCTGGTATGGAGCTTGCTGATAAGTGTGTTCGTTGTAAGGTAAGAAACTTACTCCAGACATCTCATCAAAATGCTCGTAAACAAATGCACCTACTTCAAACCATTCATCCTTTCTTACATTAATTGTTACGCTAGGTTTATGTTCACACCAATGTCTTTGATACACTAACCAAGTTTTTAATTGTTGAATAGCTGAGACATTGTCAGTGACAACTGCTCCTTGGGGAGCTTTAACTGGAAATGAGAACACAGTTGTTTGATCTGGTTTCATAAAGTCAGCTTCACTTGGAATGCCTTGATCTTTCATAAACTGTGTGAGTGGGTCTTTGTTATCTCCTCTGACGGTTCTAATGTAATGATGTGAATGACGTGCATGGATTCCAGAGGCAGAGTCAACCAATTGTGATACTGTGCCTGATGGTTTGACACACGTGATTGCTGCGCTTGGTGTAATGCCAAGGCGGTCAGCCCAATCAGTATTAGTAGAAATAGCAACTTTTCGTAAATGTTCAAGAGTATTCTCCAATCCTTTGTTTTTAAGTGTTAGTAGTTGATTATCCATTATCCCTGTGAGAGACACACCGAGCAGTCGTTCTTCTTCGGTATTTCGCTGCCACACCTTTCGCAGATATGGGAATTTTGTGAACGTGCTTTGGATCGTCCCAAGTATTGTGGCACATCTGACCTTTCGCTCCAAGTCTTCAATCGTATCAGTGGCTCGTACAACAACCTCTGTAAGATTACAGAATTGATAAGGTCTAAGAATAATTTCACTGCACGGATTGGTGCCAAACTCAAAGTCAGGATCACGCCTGTTGTTTTTTGCAGCTTGTTTTTTAGATGCTTCCCTATTAAATACACCTCGTTCTCCACTTCCTGATTCTACTAGTGCTAACCACTCTCGCATAAATGATACGCTGTCTGGTTTTTCTGTGTAAGCTACAGAGTTATTTGCCAAAGCTCTTTGTGGATTGTTGTCCCACCAGTTACCTGACTTAGCATGGCGCATTCTGTCATCTGATAGATTAGATAAACTTATCATTGCAGATCTTCTAACACCACCTACTACTACAACCTCACCAATCTTACACATCAGATCGTGACATTCAATTGATGATAGCCTACGTCCTTGTGCCTCCTTAAATATACTCACCGCAAAGTTGAATAAGTCAACCAGTGGTGCAGGGCCAGATGCTCTACCACCAAAGGTTTTAAGTCTTGCACCTGCAGGACGAACTTTAGAGACATCCCACTTGGAGATCTCACCTGCCCAAAGAAGAGCTAGCAATTGTCTAAACGCCTTAGCCCAGCCTTCCTTACTGTCCTTTACCACAATGGTAGTATCACTCTCGAAGAGTTCTGGAACCTCTGGGAGCTTAGAGATAAACTGACGCTCAACACTGAAGCCAACGCCAGTGCCACAGAGCAAGATAAACATAGCCTCATCGAAGGACTTTGGATCATCTACAGGTAAATAGCTACAGTTATATCCTGCAGTATTATCTCTTTCTAGAGCTGGACCTGCAGTCATCATGGCTCTCATAGAAGGCATGACTTCTAATCCAAGTATAGCCTCTCTTATTTCGTTGTAAGTGTCGTGATCAATGTCATAGCCTACAACGTTACCCATGTAACGATCCACTGTTTCTGACCAAGACTCTCGTCTTCCCTCATTCTCAAGCCAACGAGCATACCGTGAAGTATGTATGAAAGCTTGATAGTCAGTTGGTAAATAGTTATTCATCTGTTGTCTCCTGATCCAGATATTACACCACGTTTTTTTCTGTCTTGTAGTTTACTAAGATTAGTTTTAGCTATGTCATTCATACTAACATTTAGATCTCTACACAATGCGGCAATGTACCACAGACAATCACCAATCTCATCAGCTATAGCTTTACGATCAAAGTCACCATCACGTAAGATCTTTTTTACTTTGTTTGCAACTTCACCTGCTTCAGCAGCTAGGCCAAGTGCAGGATATATAACAGCATGTTTACTGCTGTAGATAGCGGTATCAGCAGCATTCTTTTGATAGTCATCCATATCCTGAGAGTTATAATATTTAAAAGCTTCTATATCAGTTTCATTAATCACGGTTTACCTCACACTCTTCTACTACAATATCATCTATGTCATACAAACTTGTCATTAATAAATCTTGTATGACTTCACAATTGTCTCCAAACGTTTCTAAAAAGTTGGCATCAGGGTCAACTATTATTTTTAAAGATATCTCAAACTCCATAGTAAAGACCCCTAGTTATACTCAGGAGTATCAGGCATGTCAACAACTAATGGTTCTATATTTTTAAGAAAATACTTTTTCCATTCGTAAGCAGATTCAAAATCTTCAAACCAAAAATTATCTTCACCCATGACTCCATCTATCTCTGATTTACATACTAAAAAATAATTAGATCCTTGAGGTATGTTATCATCTTCTACTTCTTCGACAGATATTGGACCTTCCATCACGCCCCATACTTTTACTTTCATATTATTTCCAATTCTTTAATAAGTCTAGGTAGTGCTCAAGACTTATCATTGTTATCCAGGACTTTCTGTCAGCTCGAAAGAACACTACTGGTTCACCTTTTCCATGTTTACTAGCTTGTTCCATATAGTCATAAGCAGTTTTCATTCCAGACTTTCTACGTTTAACTTCTATAGTTATAGGTAATTTTTTTCTAGCTGCAGGAGATAGTTGAATATCCTCACCTGTGTCTCCCATAGTTGTAGACTTGATGTCATCTTCTTCAAACTCTGGAAAGGTTTCCAATAGTTTGTCTCTAATTTCATTCTGTCCAGTTCTACCTTTAGCTTTAGCTGCTCTTGACATAACTCATTACAACCAAGATGGTTTTTCCATAATTGTATAGTCACCCCAGTTTGTACCATAGTCAGATTGTTTTTCTGCCTTTGCAATAGTAGCTAAAGTTTTATGTAAATGTTTCATACCCCAATGCATAATCTCATTACCCATAATATGTAGATGAGAAACATACGGTGCAGTCTTTTCACAAGCTATAAAAGAGAACTTCTTTATATCATATCCAGCTAGCTTGCAAGTATAAACATAGTGAGCACCTTGTAAAAAATACCCATACTTTACACACTCTTTTAAGAAACCTTTAGGACTAGCATCCTGTGTTGTCTTAACATCAAACACTGTTTGTTCTGATTCAATCATTAAGTCGGGTCTTGTTTTAAGAGTAAGACCTGAGATAGGATCTTCTGCAAAAATACTTACCTCGTTTAATCTGTCTGGATGATTTAAGTAGGATGCACAAACTGGATTTCCTAACGCACCCTTTGTTATGCAGTTAGCTACGTTATATTCTACCTCTGTCAGAAGTATCTGGTCTTCAGTAAGATTTGCTTTTAAGTTTTTATACGCAACACTAGACTTAGTCTTTGGACCTTTTACTACTAGATCACGTTCTTTCTCTAAAAGATTAGCATGCACTGCACTACCCAATGCAAAGGCAGGGTTGTTTGAATTACGTTTCTCACCTTTCCAATGTGCTAGTGACTTCTTAAAAACAGCTTTCACTGCACTGGAAGATATACCATCTCGCATATGGTATTCTTGGTTAGACATATTTTCTATTACATTTTTCATTCTATATCCTTAAAAGGTGGCTCCCCGAAGGGAGCCTAGTTGTTTCTGGAGGAGGTTAGAACAACACTTCGCTTTGTTTTTCTTCTTGAGCTACAGGTGGTGGCGAAGCATCATCCCCTGCAGTATCTGCTACATAGGCAACATGATCAATGACTTTGACCTTGTCTAACCTAGTACCGACAATGTTAGGTCGGCTTGTGTCGTAAACGGATAGCTCTACCTCTACAGTAGACCCGTTACCAATGGTACCATCAGTACTAAGATCCCAAGTAGAACCATCAGACTTTTGAACAATAGGTGCACCACTGTCCCAATCCTTTCCTGTATTAAATTTACGTATGAACTTTACTTTAGTTCCACGTCCCTCTGCATCTGGCGTACCCTTCTTCATTGAACGTGAAGCTTTTAGGGTAGCTAGATTGTCATCATCCATAATAATATCAATAGTGCAAGCACCATCATGGTCTCTATAGACTCCGTCAAAACCGTCCATGTCACGGTTAGTTTCAAATACTCTTGCCCATTCGGCAATACCAGTTAGTTTAATTTTACGTGTAGCCATGTTGGCCTCCTTTACTAATGCACGTCACTATAACGTTGACCATACTGTATGTCAATACCTAAGTCAACATTTAATTTAAGTTTTTGGTTAAGTTTTTTTATAGCCCAGTTTAATGCATCACTGTGCTCATTTTGCTCTCCTTCTTTTACTAGGTTAATAGACTCGTCATGAAACTG